TCGTCCTTTTCGCTATTGAAACCGGAGATTTCGGCCTGTGGATAGTGGTCGGCGCGTGATTCCGCTGTCGCTGCTCAAGATGAAGGGCACGCACAACACGACGCGGCAGGGCGGGGATGCGCCGGAGATCAAACCGGGCGACCCGTCGCTCTCGCCGGCGAAGCGCTACGCGTTCCCGAAGCCGCCGCGCGTCAACGGCAAGCCGGTGCTCGGGCCATCCGGCATGAAAGAGTGGCGCCACATCCGCCGGCTCATGGAGGCAACCGGTGTCATCACGCAAGTCGACCACGCCGTGCTGTTCGGATACTGCATGCTCTACGAGCGGTCGGTGACGAAGCCGGCGGCGATGACCGCGGCGCTGTTGACGCAGCTTCGGATGTTCGCCGGCGAGCTCGGGTTCACGCCGTCGGCTCGGGAGCGCCTGCGGCGTCCGATCGCCGACTGATCAATGGGCGCCTATCCGTGGGTCCAGAAAGGGCTCGCGTTCTGCAATGCCGTGCTCACGGGCGAGAGGCCAGCCGGCGTACTCGTTGTCAACGCGTGTAAACGCTTTCGGCGCGACCTCGAGCGGCAGGGCGCGGACGAATTTCCGTACGTCTTCGACATCGACGAGGGCGAGCGTTGGCTCGCGCACCTCGCGAGATTGAAGCACGTGAAGGGGCCGCTCGCCGGGCGCTACTACGAGCCGTCCGGCTGGCAGTGCTTCTGCACGATGAACCTGTACGGCTGGCGCAATTCGGAAGGGTGCCGGCGGTTCAACGAGGCCTACATCGAGTGCCCGCGAGGGCAAGGGAAAAGTTTTTGGGTCGCTGGGCTCGGCCTCGGCCACCTCACGATCGACGGCGAAACCGGAGCCGAGGTATTTTGCGGGGCGACCAGCGAGAAGCAAGCCTGGGAGGTGTTCAGGCCGGCGCGCGGCATGTGCCTGAACAACCCGGAGTTCTGCGCCGAATACGGTATCGAGGTGCACCCGCGAAGCCGCGCGATCTACGTGATGGCGACCGGTGCACGGTTCGAGCCGTTGATCGGCGTCCCCGGCGATGGTGCGGCGCCGTCGTTCGCGATCGTGGATGAGTACCACGAGCACGGGAACTCGGACCAGGTCGATACGATGACGACCGGCATGCAGAAGCGCACGCAGCCGATGATGTTCGTCATCACGACGGCGGGTAGCGACTTCGGCGGGCCGTGTCGCGAGAAGCGTCAGGACTGCGTGAAGATTCTTGACGGTTCCGTCGTCGACGAGACGGTGTTCGCGATCATCTTCACGATCGACACGAAGTCCGACGGAGCAGAGGTCGAGGATCGTTGGGACACGGTCGACGCGCTGATCAAGGCGCAGCCCGGGTGGTTCGAGCACATCAACCGCGCGTTCATCCTCGCCGAGCTCGAGAAGGCGAAGCGCAACCCGGGCAAGCAGGCCGCCTATCGTACGAAGTATCTCGACCAGTGGGTCGGGGCGAAGGCCGCTTGGATGAACATGCTGAAGTTCCAAGCGTGCGGGCGGAAGGGCCTCACGCTTGATCGGACGCTTGGCGAGCAAGGGTGGCGCCTCTATCTTGCCTTGGACGCAGCTTCGAAGATCGACCTCGCCGTGCTCGTGGCGCTGTTCGTTCGGGGATCAGGGTCGAGCACTCGGTATCGCGTGCACTTCGATCGATGGATTCCCGAGGCTCAGCTCTCTGATGGCAAGAACAAAGACCGGTACACGAAGTGGCGCGAGGTCGAACGCGTCCACGTGACCGAAGGTGACATCGTCGACTTCGACGAGATCGAGCAGCGGATCCTTTGGTATCGCGGCAAAGCCGAGATCGCCGCGGTCGGCTACGACCCGTGGCAACTGACTCAGCTTGCGACGCACATGCTGGCGGAGGGCGTGCCGATGGTCGAAGTACCGATGACCGTGCGGCAGATCTCGGCGCCGATGAAGGAGCTCGAGGCGGTTATCTATGACGACCGATTCGAGTACGACTTGGGCGACGAGCCGCTCGTGTGGCAGGTGGGAAACGTGGTAGCGAAACGCGACAAAAAGCAAAACGTTTTCCCTGACAAAGAGCGCGAGGAGGCGAAGATCGACGACGTCGTCGCGACGCTGATCGCGATGAACCGGGCGCTCGCGGTTGTCGAAGCAACCAAGTCCTTCTGGGAGACGGCGTAGTGGCTTGGTGGTCGCGACTCCTGCCGCGAGATCAGAAAGCGGCAGGGCCGGATCCTCTCGCGCTGTTCGCCGAGATATACGGCCAGCGACTCGCTTGGACGAATCGCGTCGTGTCGCTGCGGACGGCGATGCAGGTCTCGACGGCGCTCGCGTGTGGACGCGTGATCGCGGAAGGCATCGCGATGCTGCCGTGGAAGGTCTACCAGGCGCAGGGTCGTACGCGGCAACCGGAGCCGAGTCACCCGATCTACGACAAGCTCGCCACAGTCCCGAATCCGCTGCAGAGCGCGTTCGAGTTCCAAGAGACGATCGGCCTGCACCTCGCGTTCTGCGGGCAGGCGGTTATCTGGACTCCCACCGTGCGCGGCACAATCGACGCACTGTGGCCGATGCAGCCTGGCTGGGTCACGGTGAAGTACCGCTGGCCGGAGCCGCCGAGTTACGAGGTTCGAGTCGGTGACGGTCGGCCGACGATCACGCTTTCGGCCGCCGAGGTGTGGCACATCCGCGGGCCATCGTGGGATTCGTACGCGGGGATCGAATTCCTCGACATCGCGCGCCAAGCGCTCGGGCTCGCGATGGCGATCGAGGAGGGGCAGGCGAAGCTGCAGGCGCAGGGCGTCAAGATGCCCGGCTTCCTTTCGACCGACTCGACGCTCACGGACGAGCAGCACAAGCAGCTCGAGGCGTGGATCAAGAAGGCGTCCGGGGCCGAGAACGCCGGCATGGGACAGATCCTCGACCGCGGCATGAAGTGGATCGAGACTGCGATGACGAACGTCGACGCGCAGACGCTCGAGCAGCGCAAGCTCCAGGTCGAAGAGGTGTGCCGCTTCATGCGCGTGCTGCCGATCATGATCGGCCACGCGGACAAGACGGCCACCTACGCGAGCGCCGAGCAGATGTTCCTCGCGCACTCGATGTACACGAGCGGCCCGTGGGCGCGGCGCCTCGAGCAGAGCGCGGATCGCAAGCTGCTCACCGCTGATGAGCGCGCGGCCGGGTTCTACACGAACCTGAACGAGAAGGCGCTGCTCAGGATGTCGGCCAAGGATCAGATGGAGTATCTGTCGCGCGGTGTGCTCACCGGTATCCTCACGCGCAACGAAGGGCGCGAGAAGCTGGACCTGAACCCGATCGAAGGATTGGATATTCCCTTGGCGCCAGCAAACACCTTCACAACCAACCCGCCGTCTGGCGAGGACACCGACAAGCCGCCTAAAGCGGGAGCAACAGACTAGTGGGCGCGCTGTATATGCTGACTTTTCCATCCGGGAAGTCCTACATCGGCGTCACGTCGTGGACCACAGCCGAGCGATTTGCTGAGCACTGTGCGCGGGCGCGCCGGACGAGACGGCGCCACGCCGTCCACTCCGCGATTCGAAAGTACGGGCCCGCTGCCGTCGAAACGCGAACGCTTGTGATCGCCGACGACCGAGACTTTCTCCATGACATGGAGATCAGGGCCATCGCTGCATACGAGACGAAGGCGCAGAAAGGGCTTAATCTGACCGCAGGCGGAGAGGGCATTCGTGACCTGTGCGCGGAGTCACGCGAGAAGCGACGCTCAGCGATGTTTGGTCGCGCTGTGTCTGCCGAGACTCGAGAGAAGCTCCGCCTTGCCGCCACCGCACAAATGGCACGCCCTGGAATGAAAGAGCTGATTGGCTCTCACGCTAAGGGTCGCGTGACGTCAGCGGAAACGAGAATGAAGTTGCGGGCGACTTCTACGCGAGCGCTCGCGTCCAAAGAGGTGCGAGAGCGTATATCAGCCGGCACACGCGCTGCCTTGAGCAGACCTAGCGTCAGGGAAAAGCTCAGCGCTTCTTCTGTGAGGAAGTGGTCGTCACCAAATGCGCGAGCCCATCAGTCAGCGGCGATGCGGCGCATTTGGGCCGCTCGTCGATCTGGACAGCGGCCGATGATTCGGCTGAGGCAGTCGAAGAAAGTTCTCGAGTGTAAGCAAGTGCTCGGAGGCACCGGGCTCACCAGCGCCGGTGTCCCGGCCGCCGCGGCCTAAGTTTTTCAACAGGAGCCAACAGACATGCTCGAGCACTTTGCTTGCGGGCTAGAGGTGAAGTTTGCCTCGGACGACGTCGCCTCGATGACCTTCAACGGATACGGCGCTGTGTTCGGCAACATCGACGCGAACGGCGACGTGATCAATAAAGGCGCCTTCCGTGACACGTTGCGCGAGGCGAGGAAGACGAAGAACTGGCCGGCGATGCTCTCGCAGCACGGCGGCTGGGGCATGGACGCCGAGTCGATGACTCCGATCGGCATCTGGACCGACATGGAAGAGGACGATGTCGGGCTCAAAGTCGAGGGCAAGCTCGCCGAGACTCCGCGCGGGCGGGAGATCTACACGCTGATGAAGATGGCGCCGCGGCCGGCGATCAACGGCCTCTCGATCGGTTATCGCATCAAGGAGTTCTCGTTCGGCACAAAGCCCGACGAGCCCCGGCGCACCCTGAAGAAGCTCGACTTGCTCGAGGTGTCGCCAGTGACGTTCCCGGCGAACCTAAAGGCGCGCGTCGCCGCGGTGAAGTCGATCGAGCTGATCAGCACGCTTTCGCAAGCGGAGGACTACCTGCGCGATGCCGGTGGTTTTTCGCGAGCTCAAGCCACGGCATTCGTGTCGCGGCTAAAGGGCCTACGTCCGAGTGATTCGGAGGGGCAAGACGAGTCGCTAGCCGCATGGCTGGCATCCCATCCCATCAACCGGAAAACATAGGAGACGATCCACATGGATCTGCAAGCACAGCTGAAGGAAACGCTCGACAGCATCGGCAAGCGTTTCGAAGATTTCAAGACCGAGTGCGACAAGACGTACCCGTCGAAGGACGCGCTCAGCAAGGGCGTCAAGGACGCGATGGCCGAGCTCAAGCTCGACAAGCTCTCGCAGGCAATCGACGACCTGACGGGCAAGAAGGAGGACCTCGAGAAGCGCATCAAGGCCGAAGCCACCTATCGCGAGGATCTCGAGCGCAAGCTCAACGCTCTGCGCATCGGCGGCGACAAGACCGACGAGGTCGAGCAGAAGGCGCTCGTTGCGTTCAAGACGCAGGTCCGCGTCAACGCGAAGATGCGCAACCTGCCGGAGCCCGCCGAAGTCGGCGTGAAGGAGTTCCGCGACTACAAGAGCGCGTTTGCGAAGTACGCACGCGCGGCCGACGAGCGGATGCTCTCCGGCGACGAGTACAAGGCGCTCTCGGTCGGTATCGATCCGGCGGGCGGCTACTGGGTGCCGGCCGACACGAGCGGGCGGATCGTCACGCGCGTGTACGACCTTTCGCCGATCCGTCAGATCGCCGCCGTGCAGCCGATCAGCACCGATCGCTTGGAAGGCGTCGGCGACATCAACGATGTGACGTCGGGTTGGGTTGGCGAGCAGCAGAGCCGCGCCGAGACGAACACGCCGGACATCTCGAAGTACGACATTCCGGTGCACGAGATCTACGCGATGCCGAAGGCCTCGCAGAAGATTCTCGACGACGCCGCGATCGACATCGAGGCCTGGCTCGGCGGCAAGGTTTCGAACCACTTGGCGCGCCAAGAGGGCGCCGCGTTCGTGGTCGGCAATGGCGTATTGAAGCCGCGCGGCTTCACCACGTACGCGACGGCTGCAACGGCGGACGCGTCGCGTGCATGGGGCACGTTCGAGCACGTCATGAGTGGTGCGAGCGCCGACTTCGCGTCGACCAATCCGGCCGACAAGCTCTTCGATCTCGAGGGCGCGTTCAAGCCGCACTTCTTGAACAACGCGAACTGGGTCACGCGTCGCTCGGTGGTCGTCAAGATTCGGAAGTTCAAGGGGTCGGACAACAACTACCTCTGGCAACCGGGCCTGATGGCCGGCAAGCCGAACACGCTGGTCGGGTACCCGATCGTGCATGCCGAAGACATGCCGGCGCTGGCAGCGGATTCGCTGTCGCTCGCGCTGGGCGACTTCCGCGAGGGCTATCAGGTCGTCGATCGCATCGGCATCCGCGTGCTGCGCGATCCGTACAGCGCGAAGCCGCACGTGTTGTTCTACACGACGATGCGCGTCGGCGGCGGTGCGGTGAACTTCGAGGCGATCAAGTTCCTCAAGTTCAACACCTAGTCGCTTCTCTCTCAGCAACGCGGTGCGCGGCCGTGCGTTGAAACGCGCACGGCCGCGTCCCTTCGCTCAACCATTTGGAGATATTTGCAATGCGCGACATGGCCAACAACATGCAGGTCAAGAAGGTGATCGCCTCGATCAGCGGCGCCGCCGACGACGTTCCGATCGTGGGCGCGATCATCGACCGTCAGGGCTACGACAGCCTGACGTACCTGATCAACACCGGCGTCCTCGCGGACGCGAACGCGACGTTCACCGTGCTGCTCGAAGATGGCGACGCGGCGGATCTCGTCGCGGACGGTGCTGCCGTTGCGGATGCCGACATGATCGGCACCGAGGCGGTGGCAGGCTTCCAGTTCGACGATGACGGCGAGGTACGCAAGCTGGGCTACATCGGCAGCAAGCGGTACACGCGGATGACGATCACGCCCGTCGGCAACACCGGTGCGTGGCCGATCGGCGTGCTAGCTGTGCTGGCGCATGCCGGCCTGAAGCCGGTCACCCAGGCGGCCTCGTAAGGCTCTCGATGCGGCAATGGCTGGGGCGCCTCTTCCCGATGAGGCGCCCCTTTTCCTGCGCGAGGCATTGAATGGGCCTGATCCGCACTGTCGACCCAGAACAGGAGCCGCTGTCGCTCGACGAAGCGAAGCAGCACCTGCGCGTCGACATCGACGATGACGACGAGCTGATCCTCTCGCAGGTCGCGGCTGCGCGACAGTGGGCCGAGGGCCATACGCTGCGCGCGCTCGTCACTCAGACCTGGCGCCTGACATTCGACTACGAGTGGCCGTCCGTCGAAGAGGGCGGTCGCTGCACGCATCGAATCGTGCTGCCACGGCCGCCGCTGGCGTCGGTGACCTCGGTCACGTACGTGGATCTCGAAGGCGCGACGCAGACACTTGCCGTCGATCAGTACATCACGAGTAAGCGCGACACCGGCGAGTGGTCGATCGAGCCGGCGTACGGCGTCATTTGGCCGTCGGTGCGTGATGTGCCGGCAGCTATCGCCGTGACGTTCGTCGCCGGTACCACGGCCGCTGATGTGCCTGAGCCGCTCAAGGCTGCGATGAAGCTGCATGTCCAGATCTTGTACGACCATCCGTCCGGCGCCGAGATGCAAGCGCTTGAGCGCGCAAGGGACGCGCTGCTCAATCAGTCCCGCGTGCACCCGTACCGATGAATGCCGGAGATCTCCGCAGGCGTTACTCCGTCCGCTCCCGCTCGACGACGCGTGATGCGTGGGGTGGGCAATGAACATTGGCAAGCTCGATCGCCGCATAACGCTGCGCGCGAAGTCGACGGTAAAAAACTCCTTCGGCGAGGACGTCGTGACGTGGACCGACATTGCGACGGTTTGGGCCGAGTGGATTCCGAAGGCCGGCAGCGAGCGCTGGGCGTCTCAGCGCGTGATTGACACTGCTGACGGCGCTTTCCGGATCAGATATCGATCCGGCATCGACGCGCTCGACGAGGTGCTGTTCGACGGCGTGCAGTATCGCGTGCTAGGGCAACCAGCCGAGATAGGGCGGCGAGTGGGGCTCTTGATCCAAGCGGAACGAGTCGTCGATGGCTGACGTAGGGCAGGCGATCTACTCGCGCCTCTCGGGCAACGCGCCAGTCGCTGCGCTCGTGAGTACGCGGATTTTCCCGTACACGCCGATCGATCCGAAGACGCGCCCGTACATCACCTATCACCTGGTCTCGATGGTGCAGCGACCGCACGCGATGGGCACGACTCCGGGGCTCGTGACGGATCGGTACCAAGTCGATCTATGGGCAGACAGCTACGAGGCGATGATCGCGCTCGACGACGCGGTGTACGCGGCGCTCAGCCGGTGGCGCGGAACGGTGGCGACCGTCACGGTCGAGGACTCGATGCACGTCGATCGACGCGAAATCTACGAACCGGACACCGAGCTTTTCCGGCGTAGCAACGATTACGAAGTGACCTGGCGCGAGGTATAAGCCGAATGGCAGAAACGATCCTTTCAGCCGGCCTGCTATTCTGCGGCCGCGCAAACCTCACAGCGCAGATTCGCGAGATGGCGCTCGTCGTATCCAGCGAGTTGCAAGACACGACGGCGCTCGACGATACGAGTCGCAACCGTCTCGGCGGACTGAAGGACGTCTCGTTTTCGGCCGCGGGCTACTTCGCCGCTGCGGAGCCCGATCTCACGATCTACATCGACCTTGGCGTCGCCGATACGTTGATAACGGTCGCTCCCACGACGACGCTCGGCGATCGAAGCTACTTTTTTCGTGCCGTGCTCGGTGAGTATTCACCGATCGGCGGGGCGGTCGGCGAGGTTGCTGGCTTCTCGCTCAATGCGAGCGCGTACGCTGACGGACTGATCCGCGGTACGTTGATGGAAAACGGCTCGTTTCTCGTCACCGGCAACGGTACGGGCCGCCAGCTCGGGGCCGTCGGCTCGACGCAGCGGATATACGCCGGGCTACACATCACGGCTATTACCGGCACGTGGACGATTGCGCTCGAGTCCGACGACAACGCCGGGTTTACGACTGCGACGACGCGCGCCACATTCGCGAGCAACACGGCGGAAACCCTGTCGAACAACGCCGCCGATCTCTTCACTTCGGTTGTCGGCGCGATTACCGACGACTACTGGCGGTTCCGATTCACGGAAGACGTCGCCGGCACGATCACTCTTGCGGCATCCCTTGGCATCCAATGAGGCATGAAACATGGCTGAGCAAGTTTTAACCAACGCCCACCTCTCGGTGAACGGCGTCAACCTGTCCGATCACGTGCGATCGATCACGCTGCGCTACGCGGCGGATCTGCAAGACATCACCGCGATGAGCGACACAACGCGCAATCGCTTGGGCGGGCTCAAAGACTGGTCGTTCGACGTCGAGTTCAATCAGGACTTTGCGGCGGCGAACGTCGATGCGACGCTGTTCCCGATTGTCGGCACCTCGGTCGCGATCATCATCCGACCGGACGCCGGCGCGGTCAGTTCGACGAATCCGAACTTCACGGGCAATGCGATCATCGAGTCGTATCAGCCGGTCGGCGGCGCGGTTGGCGATGCGCACACCGCGCCCGTCACCTTCCAGGGCAACGGTACGCTCACGAGGGCGACGGCATGATCGAGGTCGAGATCGCTGGCCAGAAGGTCATCGTCCGCGCGCTCAAGGCGAAGGCGATGCTCGACATTGAGGAAAAGCACGAGAAGCCGCGCGACGTGAACCGGCATGTCATGGCCGCGTGCACCTTCCTCGAGGGCGGCTCGCCGGCGTTTACACCCGAGCAGATCGAGGATCTCGACACGCCGGATTACCGGCGACTCCAAAGCGCCGTCTGGAAGGCGCACAACCCAGCCGACGCAAAAAAAGACTAGCCCGCGGCACGCTGCGGCGGTTCCTGTTCGATCTCGCACGCGAGCTCGGCGGGATGACCGTGGGCGAGCTCGCCGAGCGGATCACGGTAGACGAAGTTACCGAATGGGCCGCGGTCTCTGAGCTTGACGAGGCTGAGCGCGAGGATCGGCGTAAGCGCAGCGACCTTAAGTCGAGGGTGCAGCACGGGGTCAAGGACGCGCGATCGAAGCTGCGGACAAAGAGGGCGTGATGGCCGGCAAGATGTTTCAGATGCGCGGGCTGTCCGAGCTGCAATCAGCGCTAAGAAAGCTGCCAGAAGCGATGCAGGAACAGGCGCTCACCAAGGCGGCCGTCGATGGCGCGCTAGTGATCCAGGAAGAGGCGCAAGTTCTCGTGCCCGTCGACACCGGCCGGCTGCGTAACAGCATCGTCGTCTCGCGTACGTACAAGCAGCATGGTCGGCGAGTGCGTATCCGCGGGGCAGTCGTGGTCGGCATTGAAGGCGTCGCGCGCTTCTATGCTCACCTCGTGGAATTCGGCTCCTCGAAGATAGGCCCGCGGTCGTTCATGCGCGCAGCTCTAGAAAACAAAGCCCAGGAAGCTCTGCGCGCCATGGGCCAACAGCTAGGCCGGGAGATCGAGCGCGCGGCACGCCGCGTCGGCAAGTGGAAGTACTCGCGGCGGCTGCTGCGGAACATAGGGCGCACCAAACTATGACGACGAGCGTGATCTCGCTGGCCGAGGCCCGTGCGCGCGGCTTGCGGTTCTATTTCACTGGCAAGCCGTGCAAGCGCGCGGGCCACGTCGCGCAGCGACGCGTCACCGGCAAGCGCTGCATTGAGTGCGAGCGTATCGACGTCGTCGTGTGGCGTCAGCAAAACCGCGAAAAGCATCGCGCGTCGGTCAAGCGCTACCAGCAAAACAATCCGGAGAAGAAGAAGCTATTCGCGAAGCGCGAGTACGAACGAAACAAGCCTCGGTACATGGTGGCCATGCGGCGGTGGGCCGCCGAGAATCGCGAGCGCAGCCGACAGATCAAGGCGGATTGGCAGAAGCGCAATCCGGTAGCCATACGCGTGAAGGCGGCTCGTCGACGCGCATTGATCAAGCAAGCTGGCGGCTCGCATACCGTCGAGGACATTCGTCTGCTGTTCAAGCGTCAGCGTGGGCGCTGCGCGGGCTGCACGGTCCGGCTCGCCGAATATCACATCGATCATGTTGTCGCGATCGTGAACGGCGGGGGCAACGGACCGGAAAACCTGCAACTCCTTTGTCCGATCTGCAACTACTCCAAGCACGTTAAAGACCCGATCGACTGGGCGCAGCAAAACGGGAGGCTGTTGTGACCACCAGCGTCGGCGGTTTAATTGCTGACGTGGGGCTCAATGTCGCGATGCTACGCGCCGACGTCGGCAAGGCAAATGCCGAGCTATCACGCGGCGTCGGGCTCATGAATCGCAGCTTGGGCGGGCTGCAACGCTCGGTCGGTCAGGTCGGCAACGCATTTCGCTTGCTGGTCGGCACCGCCG